GCCATTCTTGAGTTTTGGTTTTTATTATTTCCTCAAACTCACCCTTTTGTATCTTTTGCTTTTCTTCTAATTCTTTTTGTGTCTTTACAGATTGTATTGCAACATCAAGATTATCTACACCTAATTTATTAAGAACTGACTTGCGTTCTTTTGCTAGTCTAGTTTCTACAAAATGATTGACTTCCTCTTGAGTTTTAAAAGCCCTTTCTGGAGGTGGTGTTTCTTGTACCTCTGGTTGCTCTACTTGTTCTTGAGTTTGCGTGGTCTGTTCCACTTTGTTTTCTTCCATTTTTTACTCCTTTAAATATCCCAGTTAGGGTCTGTTGGAATCCAAGTGTGTCTGCATCTATATCCACCTCTGACAATAAAAGGGTCACCAGTAGATTTTCCTTGCCAACCTTGTGTGTTCCATATTTGCCTAATTTCTTCTTCGGTTAATGTTTTATTTAGCATATTCTGACAAAAAGGTCTACTATCTCGAACCAAAGTTCCAGTGTAGGTATAATGTGTCAAACCACTTTCTTTTGCTTTAGCAACTGTAAATTGTCCATGAAACTGCATAACGCTATCGTGTGCTATTTGACCTGCATAACGTCTTAGGTTGTTTCCTGCCCTATCTGACGCATATTGTGTATGTAATTTTCTAACTGCTTCTTCTACTTGTACTTTTTTTGAATTATCAAATTTATTTTCGTTTATAAAATCTACCAATTCATTTATCTCAGATATATTTGATTTTTTATAAACACCATTGATATGTGATCTAATATTAGAAACCATATCGTCAAATGGTCTACCTGCTATTGTGCTTTGATACACCTCATCATTAATAACTTTAATAAATCTTTCTGCAATATCTTCAAAGCCAGAAAAACTTTGATATTTCAAAGCGTTAATAGTTTGCAAATCAACTTCAGTTAAATTTTTAAAATTATTTGGTATTGGCATTTTACCAAATGTGTCTAATACTTCTTTTGCTATTTTATTATATTCTTCATTGATAATTAGATCAGCTTCACCTAAAAAATTTTCTTCTACTATTTGTCTAAGTCTGGGCTGTAATTGTATAGCTAGTCTTTGTGAAACTAATTCGCCTTTTGTGGCTTTTGTAACTTCTTTAATTACGTCATCTTCTAATTTATAAAGAACATTTATCATACGTTCTTCATGTTGATCGGCTAGTTTTTCTAATATCCTTGACATAGATTATAGGGTAGAACTTTTTTTCCACGCCCTTATAGACCAGTATGCAGGGCTTAAAGTTTTTTGACCTTTTACTTTTTTTAATACCCCTCCCATTCTAGCTAAAAAATTTTTTTGTCTAGCAGGATTATTTTTTTTAATACTCATTCCTCTAGCACCATAAGTAACTTTTTGAACCCTACCAGTAGATTTGTTTTTTACATAAACGCCAAACTTTTTGTTTTTAGATTCTGCTGTAGATAATCTAAATGGTTTATTAAGTGTAACTTTTCTTCCTTGATATTCAGCCATTATCTTTACCTAATTCATTGTTTTTATTGGGCTTTTCCCATGATAAGTCTTTTAATCTATCGTTAATTATTGTCTTACACATTGGACATTTCCACACACTTTTTATAACTTCTTGCAAAGCAACTTTGCACCTTAAACAAAGTTTAGGCAAAATTACTTCTTTTTCCTTTTTACTGCCGACTTAATTATTTCTTTATCAAATGTTGCTCGTCTACCTAATTTTATTAGTTTGTTTACTCTTGCCATAGCCCATGCTGACATAGGTATTCTTGGTCTACTTCCTGCACTAAGAAAAGCACCTTGACCTTTTCTATAGCTTCTCTTTAAGTCGGTTAAATTAAATAATTTGGATTTCTTTGCTTTCGCTTTCAGCGTTGCAACTGTTTTTGCTGATAAAGGTTTTCTTCTAACTGCCATTATGATCTATTCCTACGTTGTAATAATGCTTTGGGTATTCTCAAACCTGCTTTGTATAAAACACTAATTCTTTTTAATAAATTAGCCCTAGCACTTCTTTTAGCCCCTTTTAAACCAGATAAATATTTTTTAGGTATCTTGGTTTTTTTATCTTTGGGTACTCTACGTTTCCTCGCCAACTGTTTCGCCCTCTACTTCTGTTGTTTGAAACTGCCCTCTGACAGTTCTTGATGAATCAATCTCATCATTTATTGTTCTAATCTTTTCACTATCATCAATTACTGCATCTGCAATCTGTTTATCTATTTCTTTGTTAAATGTTTCTGATCTAATGCCACTTGCTTTTGCCATCTGTAGATATTGTAAATCATTAGCCCAATCTCTTAAGTCAAATGTATCTGGGTAGTTTACATTTCCATCAAATTGAGCATCTTGCCATCTGGCAAATAATGACCATATTTGTTCTTCTGCATTTTCTAAATAATCTGCTTTTTCTGATAACTTAGCATTTAATAGCTGAAACTCGGTCTGTAATGCAATACCACTTGCAACTTGAGTGCCAGTTGCCCTTACGCTTCCCATATGAGTTATTCTATCTATCGCATCTATTTTATTATTAATACATTTCATAATGCCATCTAAGTTTTGTCCACTTGGCTGTATAATGTATGGTTTTAGACTAGCTTCTAAATCTTCTGGTATTTCTATAATTGAACCTGCCCCTGCACTTGCTTCAACATTAGGGGTTTTAACTAGGCTTGGGTGGTTTGCCAATCTAATGAGCTGTTCTTTCTCGCTATAGTCGTTATAAATTGATTGTTGTAAGTGAGATACATCTGCAAGGTCTGATATACCTATAGGGCGTTTATTTCCCCTAAGATTATAAACATTAACAGCAGGGATAACACCAATGGGATTAGGTATCTCGTCAATTAACTTAGGCTCTTTTTCTGTATATTCTTTGTCATATTCTTCAAACTCATAAGTCATTATAGTTTCTTCTGTAAAAACTTTAATAATGGCTCTCTCTGAGTTTATGTCCTCAACTAAAACTAACATATCTAAATAAAATCTACCACTAGGGCTTCTGACATAATTCCAATTAATAACATTCTCTGGCGTGTAAATAGAAATGTAAGGTCTAATATCCTGGGCTAGTTCTTCTGCTCTTGTGTTAGCATTAGACTGAGGTTTATCAACAATTACCCAACAATTACCATAGATACTAGCGTTCATCTGAACTTCACGCATCACAGTATTAAAATTTCTACCATCTAAATCTGCATCTTTTAAAAATGATAAAAGTTGTGGGTTACCATCTAAACTTCCATAATCTCTGGTTGGTGGTACTCGCCAAAGAAAACTCGTGTAGATTTGAACAACATTCTTACAATGATTATCTACTGGTGTATGTCTTATTCTTGCATCATATTCCTCTGGAGTTTCTAAAATATATCTATGCAGGTAATATCCATTTTTATAATCATCACCACCTAAATAGCTTCGAATATAAAACTCCCATCTTTCAATATTAGCGTGCCATAAATCGTGTTTTTTCTGTAAGAACTCTTTATTCATTAACTCCACCTCTGAACTGGACTAGGCACAAAATTCCTTTTAAGGGGAAATAAATACTCAATCAAATAACCTAAAGCATCATTCATATGATCGAAACCACTATCCTTATCTGGTATATGTGTACCCTCTTTGTATATTTGTCGTTCTAAACTTTTGATTACATTTTTGCAAGATTTTAGAATAAACAAATTATTTTTACCATTAACATTTTTTAGTTTTGAATTAACTGCGTTAATCCTATCCCTCACAAGAGGTGCTGTATTTCTACATTTTACATGAAATCCTGCATTTTTCAATATCGCTAAGTCAGTTAATCCACCTGCTGAAGTTTTTCTTTGTCTAGCACTAGGGTCTGGATAAACTATTATTTGTTTATTTTTGTATCTGTTTCTAATTTCTTCGCACATTTCATTTGTATTACTACTGTATATTTGTATCTCATCTATTACAATAATTTTATCATTTTCTATCATGCAAACTACGCCACACATTGGGTCAACATTAAAGTCTAAACCTATGTGCAATGTATTTGAATTGTTACGAAATGTTTCAATAATGTTTTTATCTCTACTAAAGTTATAATAAATCATGCCAGAATAGTTTACAAATGTAGCTTCATATTCTTGCTGAAATGTCCTTAAATCTAAATCTTGTTTTGCTTGTTCTATTTCATCATCACTAACTTGACCACCCTCAAGGGTTGTATATTTAAATGATTCCCAATCTTTATTTGTTTCACTCTGCTTATAAAGTTCATATGACCAGTTACCAAATCCTCTAGGCGTTCCACAAAATAAAGCATGACCTTTAGTGTCTGACAATGTAGGTCTTAAAACTTCAAACCATGCTGTTTTGTTTATGTCTTGAAATTCGTCACAAATTAAGAAATGAAGCCCAACACCTCTTAGGCTACTTTCGTTATCGCTTCCCCTTAATGTTATTTGGCTATTGTTTTTTAAAGTGATTGTAAGGTCGCTATGATTTATACTTTTAACCCATTTATGGTAAATCATTTTTTCTTTCAATACATTCCAACATATAGCCTTAGCTTGCCTATAGCTTGGTGCAACATACCAGACTCTTTTATTTGGTTGACTTGAAAATTTTGCTATTTCATTTATTGCTAAATAAGTTTTACCAAATCTTCTTCCAGTAATCAAAACTCTAAATCTTGAATTATTTTTTATAACTTTTGATTGTGGTTTAGTGAGTGGCATTTTTTTCCCATCTTAATTTTAGTTGTCCATATATTGGATTCCATTCTCTATTAGGTCTAGTTGTCCAACCTTTATTTTTATTCCAACCACCAGTTTCGCCAACAATTTTCCAATCTACTGCCCTTAAACTTGCTCCAGATTCTTTTTGCAATGTATAAGTTATTATTTTTTTTCCACCCATTTGTTGCCATATTCTCCAACATCTTCCATATAAAACTGAACAACAATTTTTTGGTGCATTAGGACTCGTACAAACTCTTAACACTTCTGCTGTAAAACCATCATCTAATCTTCTAGCTATTGGTCTACCAACTATAGCTACTGCACATAATTCATTTTTTGAAACACCAATAGCAAATTTTCCACCTTGAGTTGGCTTAGAATGTCTGTGATAATTTAAAACAAATAAATTAGCTTCTTTAATACTTATTGGAATAATATTTAATTTATTATTCATTAATCATATGACCATTGCAAAGGTTCTTCTAATTCTGCTTCTTCTAACTTATCTTTTTGACCTAATATGTTTTTACCTAAGAATATTTGCATAGTTACATTACCTTTTTCTGCTGACTTCCATTGTAATTGTCTTAGTCTTAGTTTTTGCTCTGCTCTACCTTTTGTCATAAATTCCGAATAATTCTTCTCTAAAAGGTCTGCTGAACACCCAAAAAAGTCAGCCATCTCTTTATTAGTGCAACCAAATTTAGCAAGTTTTTGAAGTTGTTTTGTATCTATTGTATATTTTTTTGGTCTAGCCATTCCTATTTACCCATAGTTTGGTAACTATTTTTATCAAATTTAAAACCAAAAATCTAATATTTAAAACAAATTCATCTGATTATCTTGATCTAATTTTATATATTTATCGTGTATCTCTTTGATTTTTCTTTACTTTTTATTAGTGTAACTTTTTTTTATCGGATTCAATGTAAAAATAATCCATAATTTGTTTATACTGACTTAATGACATTTTATTTAATAACAATACATCTCTTCTTTTAAATTCTTCTTCCATTACATCTTCAAAAAAATTTATCGCTTCTTCATGTGATATTTTAAAATTTTTCTTAATAATTTTGATACATTTACTTTTATCGTAAATTACTTTGTATGGTAAACCATTATCAGTTGTTACACCTAAAAAAGCTGTATCAAATTCATTGTATTCTATGTATTCATTATCTTCATCACTCATAACCAACTCCCCATATCTAAATATTGAATAGCTTCATCTCTGGTAAACTTATTTTCATTGATTGCTTTTTTGACCATATCTGAACGACTTTGAGCAATCTTTGAAATAGCAGAATTAGGCTTCTGCTTTTGTATTATTTCTACAAATTTCTCTGTGTAAAAAGCGTATTCATCTATTCTATCATTACTCTGGCTTGGTGCTTCATCTAAGTAGCGTTTATCTGACAACCAAAACGCAGGGTGTTTAGCAAACTTTTTATCTTCTAACGAATTGTAATATTTATTATACATATCAGCTAAAACTTCTGGTTTATCTATCCAATCTTTTTCTAGTTTAGCATAATTCTTTTCAGAAGAACCTTTTCCAATTTTATAAGACAATTTATTCCAAAAAAGAGAGAAAGTTTTATTTATATTGGTTTTAGGTTTAATGGTAGGGGTATGGGGTAGGGGTAGGGGGCTTTTGTCTAGGTTACCCTCTAGGTTAGCTTTGGGTTCTGGTCTAGGTTTTTTTGGTCTACCACCTAATCTACCATTTTGTTTAGACGCTTCTATTCTTCTAGTAATAAACAAGTATTCTTGTAATTGTCTTTCGTTTTGAAAAACTTCATCTACTAAATGAAAAAATTCATTTAATATTTTAGTGCAAGATATTTTCTCTTCATCAGTAATACAACTTGCTATTCTATGGTATGTCATTTGGTCTTTTGGTATGCCAATACAACGCTTATTCCAGTTCCAACAAAGCAATCTGATATAAATACCAACCTGCTCATTTGTTAAATGTTGTGTTCCTGCTACAAAATCCTCTGTAAAAAGATACCAAGCCTTTAGTTTTTCATTTGGTTTTGAATTTTCTTCTATAAACATAATTAACTCCAATCTCATTTGTTTATAATTTATAAAAGTCTGTTAGTAAACCTATAGTTTATTTTAGGTTAAAACCCCCAAACTTCTTTTCTAGCATTTAAAACAGTTTCTTCTTTCCAAATCCAGTTATCTATATTTGGAATAAGTATTTGTTTTACTTCCTCTGGTGTATCAACCTTACTTAAAAAAAGTGCCATAGCTTTGACGATATGCTCACATATCTTTAGATGATGGGTATATTCATAAAGTTCCAAAGGCTTGAACTCAGCATCTTTAGTCTTTGTAGGCGTTTTTAAATACCAGAGCATTTGCCTTGAATTGGTAGCCTTATGATAAATAGCTTGTTGCATAGCATGACTTAAAGATATTGTACTTGGCATAATCTTTGAGGTTTTCAGATCAATAAAAAAATCCTCTTTAGTGTTCTTATCCTCAAAATGAAAGTCAGTATATCCAATAATCGGTATATCAAATATTTCTAACTCTACTTTCTTTTGAT